AGGTATTTGCAGTTTTCGCAGATTATGTCGGTGATACTTCGTCGCTGTCGTGCCATACGTCCTCCTTCGTCTCTGGAAGCGGGAAATTACCTAATGGCGACCGCTCACATCTGATACACCATTGGTGCCAATAAGGTTGATTTGGCCGGAATCGATAATCGTCTTTGCTTTCTCCGCAGCGGTAGCAGTGTTTCATGCAACTCTCCCTGTTCGTTGTGACCACTCGTACTCTCGCCGGGAATCATCACTCCATCGCACGTTACGTTCTGAGCCGAACCAGAACATAATTTCGATAAGCTCTGTCATGCTCGCCTTCCTCATCTTGCTGGTACGTACCCCAAGAAGAACAACACCGCCATCAATACCTGGTACACTTCTTTGCTCCAGCTTTTTAGTCTTGAGCCACAGCGCGGTGAAGATGTCTTTCCAGTCTTCCGGAGACAGTCGTTGACCATGCCAAAGCACCTGACGGGAGACGTCCTGAAGCATCGGCCACATACGGTCGTTCTGCGCTTTGGTTCGCTTAGGTTCTTTGACGTGGACTTCGTGGGGTGACTTGTCGTCGATTGGTAGTGAGAGAATGGCGTCTATGGCGTTATTTCTGATTGCTTCGTTGCGAAGCAGGAATAATTGCTTCACTTGCCCTCCTGCTCTTCTCCTTGCGCTTATCCGCGTAATACCGGTTTAATTCGTCAGACATCCTCTCTCCGATAAGCGGCCATGACTCAAACCTCGCATTCGCAAAATTCTCAAGCCATCTCGCAAAATCATCCAATTTATCTGCTAACCAATAAACAAAATCTGACAGCCATACTGCTGAAGCCAAAAAGATACGATGCGGATTAAGGATGAAAATAAGCGATATTTTCATTCCTCTTGATACTTTACTCATACTCACTCCTTCACTTTGATTCCAGCGGCGATGATGGCTCTCTCAACATCGCGCTCATATCTCATTGGTTGAAAGACTCCATCAATGAAATATTCGTCGTCAGCACATGCTGCCGGAATTTCAATTTCGATTGTCTTCCTGCCAGCCTGCCATCCCTTCCATGCTATGTGCAGCACATAATCCAGATAGCAGTTTCGCCTTTCATCCCATCTAAGGTCATCAGACGTGAACTGCATAACTTCTAGCGCCCATTGCTCGAAAGCCTTTCTTGATTCATCCATATTCCTCTCCATCAATGAACCTGCTCGCCATCGCTAACTTTCAGACGCATTGTTCCGTCTTCCCATTCGTGCAGATACTCCTTCTTGTTCTCGGCAGCCATAAAACCACGGGCATAAGACAGACAGTAATTCAATGGGCTTTCTCCGACCTTAGCCAACGCATCCATAGCATCACAAAATAATTTCTCTGCTTGTTTCTTTCTCATCATTTTTCTCCACCACAAATAAAAAGGCCTGCGATTACCAGCAGGCCTGTTATTAGCTCAGTGATGTAGATGGTCATCAGAATCCTCCTTTCTTCTTGGAGTGCGGTTCCTCGCGTTCACGGCGGCGCATTTCAGCAGACTGTTGGTCTGTGTCATAAATAGCGCCATTTGCCTGAATGCAATACACCGTGCCGGTATTGCCATGGCGATTTAGACGAAGGATTAGTTCGGTTTCACCAGGCGGAACGCTGTCATCAAAAGCACCTTCACGATGGATACCAACCCAATAATCGCAATCCTGTTCAATCTGCCCTGTATCTCGGGAGTCGCTTGGTAATGGGCGTTTATTGGTTCGGCTTTCCAGTGCGCGGTTAAGCTGCGTCAGAAGCACAACAACGCAATCAAGCTCTTTGGAAAGGTTCTTCAGTCCCTTAGTAATCATGCCGTAAGCAAGGTCGTTACGATCGGACTTTTCAGCGGTCATTAGTGTCAGGTAATCGACCAGAATCATGCCAACACATCCTTTTTCTCGCTTGATTCGACGGCTTTCGCTGATGATTTGAGCCAGAGATAATCCCGGCGTGTCGTCGATGTAAAGCAGGTCGATTTCACTCAAGCGATTGGCTGTTTCGATCGCCCTGTTGAAGTCACCATCGTAATCACCCTGATAGCCGTCATCAGCGTCATTTGTCGCCGGAAGGTAAAAAATATTTGGGTTAACACCTGACTTCTGCCCTACCAGTTTTTCCAGTATCTGGTCACCTGGCATTTCAAGGCTGAACATCAGAGCGGGCTTTTTCTCATGAACTGCGCAGTTGATTGCCATCTGGCTGTATAGCGTCGTTTTACCCATCTTAGGGCGAGCGCCAATGACAAACAGAGAGCCTTTCACCAGACCTTTCGGTGACAGCATCCTGTCCAGCGATGGGATCCCTGTGCTCATTCCTCGTTGTTCGCCTGACGGGTCAAATCGCTTCTCAAGGTCGCTAACCCAGTCTTCCATGACCTCACCAAATGAGCGAAGGCCGCGACGCGATCCGGTTTTTGCATGGTCTGTCAGTTGCGTGAAAATCGCCTGAATAGCTTCGTACTTCTGCGTTGCAGTCATTCCGTTGCGGGAATAGAGCAATTCCGTCGCTTCAGTCATGCGGTTGATGGCGTAGCGTTCCATTGCGGTTTCACGAACCTGCATTGCATAGGCAACGATGTTTGCTGCGCTTGGCGTGTTCTTTGCGATCTCAGCGATATAAGCAAAACCGCCAACTGACACCGCTAACGATTTACGCTCCAGTTCATCGAAAAGCGTCAGGCCATCTACTGGCTTTTGCTCCCGGTGCATTCTGGTTATTTCTTCGAAAAGGATTTTGTGTGGTCGGCTGTAAAATGAATCAGGCTTCAGCATCGCCAGAACTTTCTGGACGCGCTCACTGCTGTCATCATCCAGAAGCAATCCACCAATCACCGCCTGCTCCGCCTCGATGCTATGTGGCGGCGCGTAAAAATTATCGGTCATCGTGTTCACCCTCACGAACTTTCAGGTAGGTATTATCGTTAAGCAGGAAATCAAATCCCTTTTTGTGCCAGACGGTTCCGCGTTGATGGTTTTGGCGCTCTTCGAACATCCATCGGCAATTTTCGCCTACGTAGCTCAGATAATTTCTCCAGTCCTGCATCGTGAACCCATGCCCGTCGAGTTGGCGTGTTATCACTCCGGCTTTTCGCCAGAAAGTTCGGATCTGGTTTTTACGTTTGTCATTCAGTGCGCGAACCCTGGAAGCTTCAGGAAGTAATTCGTGGTAAGCATCGACAACATCCTGACAACTGAGAGCTGATTTTTTCTTGTCAGGATTTTCGTCTGCTGCGGTACTCTCTAATACGTTAGTATTAGAGATATTATTTATATTATTGTTTATGGACAATCGTTGGACACCCGTTGGACAACATTCGCTGTGAGCCGCGTCATTACTGGTGTTTGCGTTGGACAATCGTTGGACATCCGTTGGACAATTTGGAGCCTGAAAATCATCATATTTCAACACTGTTATCAGGCTGAATTTTCTCCCTTTCGACTCGATACGAATCATTCCATTCCCTTCAAAAGAACGAAGCAAACTTTTTACTTTGTTATCCGGGATGAATGTTTCACTTACCAGTTTTGGCCGTCCGGTAATTAGCTGTCCTCGCTCAACCAACATCTCACCAATGTCGGTATTTACGACTGCCGGAGAGTGATTGGCTTTCAGTATCAGGTGCAGGAAAAGATGCACAGCCTGAGAATCCTTGTATAGCTTGCTATCCATGAATTGGCGGTGAATCAAGGCAAACCCCTTACCGCCATTTGTACGCGGCTTCTGGAGCCTTCTGGCCTCTCTGGCTTCGGCTAGATTGGATATGTTACTCATGACCTTTCCTCTTCAGTATTAGCTTCACTTTCTCCAACTCAGCCCGAAATCGACCAGGCTGCTTGAAGCTGGACAGGAAGCGATCACGTAGTATGTTTTTGTGTAATTTGTCCTGGTCAGGACTGAGTTGTTTTGGCATAATTACTCCTGTGGATTGATCCAGTCTTTCTACATCAGGCCTCAAAACTGTTCCCGCAGTCTTGAGGCTTTTCTTTTGTCAGCAGATGCGCAACTTTCTTTGCCAGTTCTGCCAACTCCTCATCCTCGACACCCCACTCCAGAACCGCCAATAACATCCCCATCTTCGGAATGAAATCGCCTTTCCATCGTGAAATTTGAGATTCGTTAATGCCTAACGCATCAGCGACTTTACGCTGTCCACGAATAGCTATCCGGTTAAGGATGCTGCTGGTAATTGCGTTGGCTTTCTTGCGAGTGCTTGTGAGTTCCATATGTGAACATTCCTGTAGTTAATAGTTAGTTGTGCGCATTCGTTGATGCGCTTTGAAATAGGTTTACCGCGTTGTCGGCGGTTCAGATTGGTAAAGAGCGGGTACTTCTTAGGCGGCCCTGGAGCCACGTTTCTTGCCGTACAGTAACCAGAGCGGGTCGCACTGGAGAGCTGCGGCAAGCTCAAACAGGAAGCGCGGACGTTGCGTAGAACCTGCTTCAATTTGCTGTATTGATTGCTGCTTCATCCCAGCTTTCTCAGCTAATTGCGCCTGTGTCAGATTCAACTCCATGCGCTTCTGTTTGAGGCGTTCGGAAATTGTATTCATTACTCACCTCCACAGTTTTATCTGTATTGTCTAACAGTTACTTCTGTTTGTCAAATACAGCTTTAACTGTGACGATGTGAGGAAATGGAGAGGAAGCTATGAGCCTTGCAGAACGGGTAAAACAAAGAAGAATTGAGCTGGGTTTGACTCAAACTGAAGCAGCAGAAAAAGCTGGAATCAGGCAGCAATCTTGGGCGAGTATTGAAGAAGGAAAGACATTAAAGCCACGGAACATTGTTGGTATTGCTGAATCTCTTCGCTGTGACCCGTCATGGCTGGTTAATGGTGGCAACTTCCAGCCTGTTAGCGAGGTGAACACAAGGAGGATTCCATTGATCAGCTATGTACAAGCTGGCGAAATGGCAACTAAAGGACCTATAGAGGCCCTTGATGGATCTTGCGAGTACGTCATGACTGACATGGACTGGTCGCAATACACCTTTGCTCTAAAGATTGTTGGCGATTCTATGGAGCCTGATTTTAAGGCTGGCGATGTGATAATCGTGGACCCGGAAATCGAACCAGCCCCTGGAGAGTTTGTGGTTGCGAAAAATGGCGAACACGAGGCCACATTCAAGAAATACCGCCCAACCACTCTTGCAGAAGATGGCAGGCAGCACTTTGAATTGATACCGCTTAACGACGATTATCCTGTAATGCGAAGCATTGATCGCCACATCCAGATTATCGGGACGATGGTTGAACACCGGATTTATCGCCGGAAGAGATAGTCAGCATCATAGGAAAGGTAGTTAAGGCGCAGTGGCCTGAAGAGACGTTTGGGTGATAGAGAATGACGAAAGAATGTCATTTGCCCGCCACACTTTAACAAGGATAATCATATGGTTAATGAGATTAAAGCGATATCACCCCGCCAAGGGAATCTCCAGCTATTCCCTGTAAAAGAGGTAGAAGTTGAAGGTGTGGCAATGGGCGTTCTTAATGACGGAACACCATATCTCACCGGTCGGGGACTGGCGGAAATGTGTGGTGTGCATCATAGCGTAATACAGGATATTTCTTCTGATTGGGCTAGCGAACGACTTAAGCCTCGAGGTAGAAAAATTGATTCTGTTCTCCTCGATCAGGGTATCGATGTTGAGTCACTTTACATACCATCTTCAGAAACTAAACGTGACCATTATCCGTACCCTGACTATGTATGCATGGCAATTCTTGAGTATTATGCATTCGATGCAAGCCAGGCAAACAATGCCATAGCCCTTAGAAACTATCGACTTTTAGCAAGACAAACGCTTCGTGAGTTTATATTTAGAAGCGTTGGCATCGATCCAAGAAACCCAGTTAGCGGTGCTTGGAAATGCTTCCAAGAGCGCATAATTCTTAATGATAAAATTCCAGCAGGATTCTTTAGCGTCTTTCGTGAAATGGTCGACATCACAGTGCCTCTTATTAATGCTGGGTTTGAATTGGGACCGAAAACCGTTCCAGATATTAGCGTCGGAACTAGGTGGTCAAATCACTGGAAACGTAACAAACTGAGCGAAAAGTACGGAGATGTGCAGAAGCATCCTCACGTATATCCGGACTGGTTTCCGCAGAGTAAAGCGGGGAACTTGCCAGCGAACATTTACCCCGAGGAGGCTTTAGGCGAGTTCCGTAGATGGCTTCGCGAAGAGTATGTGCCTAAAGGGTTTAAAGACTATTTAGCAGATAAGGTTCAACAGAAAGTAATCGAAAACACAAAAGCTATTGAGGTCTTAGAAAGCCTCCAGAGACCAGAACTTCCCAACAAAAAAAACTAACATCACCCCGGCCACCGAGCCGGGTTTTTTATTGCCTATTCAGCCCACCCCTCGGCATCTCGCTTATCCTGAAGCTCTTTTACCCTACTCATATCCTTTCGCTTCTTCATAATCGTTATTAGCTGTCGGTATCCGTGGTGAGCTGGAACAAAGAACTCCTGCCCAGGGAAATCCCTTTCCCACTTTTCTTTCAAAGCCTCAAAAGCCAACGGCGCGAATGCTACTGACTGTTCGCACAGTTGTATCGCTCTTTCAAGATGATCGCCCTCATCCCTCATCTTGTAATGCGCCTTGATCTGCTCTTGCAATTCAAAATGCACCTGCACCTTCTGGTCTGCCGACAGCCAACTTAGTTTTTCTAACCACTCATTGATATCCATAACATGCTGAACCTTTGAGACCTGAGTGAGTTAATTCTACACAACCAGTACGAGCATGGAACCTCAACATTTTTTTTACCTTCAAAAACAACCACATCTGTTTCAATCTACAAATTTTACAGTTTTATCTGTTGACGTTATTACAGTTTTATCTGTATCTTTAGTCCAACAGCAGGAAGCTGGTAGCCAAAACGGAAAGGCAATGCTCTTTAACTTTGATGGTGCGCTGACAAAGCGCGAACAGATACCAAACGAGATTGGTTTGGACTGGCGTGTGGTGGAGCTTAGGCCTCTAGCTGTACCGATCGGGCCGGACTGAGAAGCCACTTGAAATCCGGAAATTGAGACAGGTTCCGGCGCCAGTACCAAAGCCATTTCACATGAGGATTAAATCATGACGGTTATTATCTACGGGAAGTCAACGTTTGCAGGCAATGCTAAAACTCGCCGTCATGAGCGGCGCAGAAAGCTAGCAATGGAGCGCGACACCATCTGCAATATCATTGATTCAATTTTTGGCTGCGATGCTCCTGATGCTTCTCATGAGGTTAAAGCCAAAAGAATTGACCGCGTTACCAAAGCCATTTCGCTTGCCGGAACGCGTCAGAAGGAAGTTGAAGGAGGATCTGTACTTCTTCCAGACGTAGCACTTTACGCGGCTGGTCATCGTAAGTGCGGGCAAATTACCGCTAGATAATTATTCAGGCAGCAAACCTCTCATCTAATCAGGTCGCAATGCGGCCTTTTTTATTGCCAAAATTTAAGGAATAACAACATGACCAAAGAAATTGTGACATTCAAGGGATTTAACAAAGACCTAAAGTGCCGTGGCTTTCAGTTTGCAATCGGTGAAACCTTCCATCACGATGGAAAAGTAGAGGCTTGCGGTTCTGGATTTCACGCCTGTGAATGTCCTTTCGATGTTTTCAGTTATTATCCGCCGGCAGAAAGCCGCTATGCGGAAACAATATCTTTTGGTATTACAGACAGTGAAGAAGGAGGTGACACTAAAATAGCCAGTTCCAGTATCACAATTAAGGATGAGTTAACGCTTCCTCAGTTCATTCAACGTGGTATCGAATGGATTTGGAGCAAGATAGATAAGTCTCTTGAGCAGCAGATCATGTGTGGCAGCTGGTCAGCGGCAACTAACACTGGCAACCGGTCAGCAGCAACCAACACTGGCAACCAGTCAGCAGCAACCAACACTGGTAACCGATCAGCAGCAACCAACACTGGTAACCGATCAGCAGCAACCAACACTGGCTACCAGTCAGCAGCAACCAACACTGGCTAC